CCCGGTATCTGATCCTAACGCCGCCACCATGGCGCAGCGGATCATGCAGTATCAGGCCGCGCTGCAGTTATCGCAGCAGGCCCCGCAGCTGTACGATATGGGTAAGTTGCACTCACAGATGCTCGAGGTGCTGGGCATCCAAGACGCTAAGGACATCATTAAATCTCCGGCAGATATGAAGCCCATGGACCCAGTGGCCGAGAACATGGCGCTGCTGCAGCAGTCCCCTGTCAAAGCGTTCCTCTACCAAGACCACGAAGCACATATTGCTGCTCACATGGCCGCGATGCAGGACCCGAAGATTGCGCAGATGGTTGGTCAGTCGCCCTTCGCGCAGGCTATTCAAGGCGCTGCCATGGCGCACATTACCGAGCACGTTGCCTATCAGTACCGCAAGGAGATCGAGATGAACCTCGGTGTCCCGCTGCCGCCCGAGGGTGAACCGCTGCCCGAGGAAGTCGAGGTACAGCTGTCCCGTATGGTCGCTCAGGCCGCAGCCAAGCTGTTCAACAAGAATCAGGTGGAGCAGCAGGCCGCTACAGCAGAGCAGCAGGCACAGGACCCGCTCACTATCATCCAGATGCGCGAGCTGGACATCAAAGAAAAAGAACTGCAGCACAAGATCGACTTCGATAACAAGAAGCTGCAGGTCAGCGCCGCTACCAGCGCTGGAAACCTCTACATCCAGCAGGAGCGTGTCGAGAGCGAGAACGACCGATCCGCAGCAAGTACCATGGCAAAGCTTGCTACCGACGCCGCGAAAGAGAATGTCAAAGCTCAGATGGACGGCACGCGCCTCGCCATCGAGGCCGCACGGCTACTCCAAGAGCGCAACAAGCCTGCAGCGCCCGCGCCCAAGGTTGAGGGCCAGTGATGGAAGATACCATCTTTGCCTTTATGATCCGCGGTCTGAACGAGCAGAAGTCAGCTATTGAGCACCACCTCGCAACGGGTGGTGCCAAGAGCTATGAGGATTATTGCCGGAGCGTCGGGGAATATACGGCGCTCCAGCGTATGTACGACGACGTAAAGGACCTAGAGAAAAGATTTATTGCGGGCTGATACTATCCGCTATACTTCTTTGAGTTACGCGGATGTCCCGCGCAAGGCGCTGTGAGCCTTAATCACTGCAGGAGGCACTATGTATACGGCTAATAAATTCGAAGACGAGCAGCTAAAGGCTAAGCTGCCGGAACCATCGGGATATAGGCTACTGATCGCCGTCCCAGAGGTTAGCGAGAAAACCGAAGGTGGGGTCTACATGCCGGACCGGCTTAAAGAAGCTGAGGAAACGGCCTCCATCGTTGGATTTGTGGTCAAGGTGGGGCCTGACGCATACGCTGATCTCAACAAATTCCCAAACGGACCTTGGTGCAAAGAGGGCGACTTCGTCATCTTCCGCTCCTACTCAGGTACTAGATTCAAAGTTCTGGGCAAAGAGTTCCGTCTCATTAATGATGACACCGTCGAAGCGGTTGTCGAAGACCCACGGGGGTACAGCCGAGCATGAGCGACAAGAATGATGACATCGAAGTTGACATCGAGAACGATGACGAGCTCGAAATTGAGGTTCAGGATGATACCCCTGAGCAAGACCGAGGCAAACCGAGAGCTTCTGAGGTTGAGACCAAAGGCGCCGATGATGACGACCTAGAGGGTTACTCTGATAGCGTCAAAAAGCGCATCAACAAGCTCAAGTTCGATCAGCACGCTGAGCGCCGCGCCAAGGAAGAAGCTGTCCGTCTCCGTGAGGAGGCCATCTCCTACGCCGAAAAGATTCGTAGGGAGAACGAGGAGCTTCGTAAGGCTTACGCTGATGGCGAGACTGCTTTTGTCGGACAGGCCAAGGCCCGCCTTGAGAGCGAACTCACATCCGCACGGACCGCGTATAAGACGGCTTACGAGAGCGGTGACGCTGACGCTGTTCTCGCTGCACAAGAGAAACTGCTCAAGCTGCAGGTCGAGACCGACCGAGTGCAGAACTACAGACCGCGCGCCGCGCAGGCCACTGCCCCTGTGCCGCAGACCCAACAACAGGCTGCCCCTCAAGTGGCAAAGCCTGATGATCGGGCGATGCAATGGGCCGAGAAAAACTCTTGGTTCATGAAGGACAAATCCATGACCGGCTTCGCTATGGGCGTCCATGAGGACCTCGTAGCACAGGGAATTGATCCGAAGAGCGATTTGTATTACTCTAAGATAGACGACGCGGTTCGCCGCACGTTTCCAGACAGGTTTGACGACGGGACCATTGAGGAAAAAGCACCCCGACGTCAGGCTAGTACCGTGGTCGCCTCGGCTGCTCGCAGCACGAAAGCACCGCGCAAGGTTGTGCTAACCTCCTCTGAGGCCGCTCTCGCCAAGCGCCTTGGTGTACCTCTCAAGGTATTCGCGGCGCAAAAGCTAAAGGATATGCAAAATGGCTGACCGGACCCCACGTACTCTCGAAACTCGTGAGAACACGAGTCCTCGCAAAAAAACGTGGAAGCGGCAATCCATGCTGCCTACCCCCGAGCCTCGGGACGGCTTGAAGTTCCGATGGATTCGCACCTCTACCCTGGGTAACGCAGACATGACGAATGTCTCCGCACGGTTCCGAGAAGGTTATGCGCCAGTGACGGCCGCTGACTATCCCGAGCTGCAAATTATGTCCGATGTCGACTCCCGCTTTAAAGGCAATGTCGAAGTCGGAGGTCTCCTGCTCTGTGCTGCGCCCGCTGAGAACGTACAGGCACGTGTAGAGGGCCAACTCGAGATCGCGCAGAATCAGCTCGACGCTGTCGACCGGAACTTTATGCGTGAAAACGACCCGCGAATGCCGGTGCTTCGGCCCGAGCGTTCAACCAAGACCTCGTTCGGCAAGTGATTGCCGTGAACTAAAACTGTAGATGAAGGAGAGAACCGATGGGTTCCATTAACGCTCCCTTCGGTCTGCGTGTGACTGGCCGTCTCGACGCTGGTTCGCTGGAGGTTTTCCGCCAGTACCCCATCGCGTCGGGCCTTGCTGTCAACATTGCCGCCGGAGATATCGTCAACCTCGTTGACAACGGCACTTCGACCACGATCACCAAGCAGACCGGTACGGGCGACACGTCGACCGATATTGCTATGCTTGGTGTGTTTGTCGGCTGCTCGTATACTGACCCGTCGACCGGCCAAATCACGTTCTCGAACATGTGGCCGACCGGCACTGTCGCTTCGGATGCTCTGGCATTCGTAGTTGACGACCCACAGGCGCTGTATATCGTGCAGGCATCTGCGGCCATCACCAACTCGCTGGACATCTACGGCAAGAACGCCGCGATTGTTCAGGGTGCGGTGAATACCGCGTTCAAGGCCTCGCGCGTTGCACTCGACGCGACCACTCTCAGCAACGATGCCAATCTCCCACTGCGAATCATCGACTACGTCGGTGGCCCTCGTGGCGGCGAAGCCGGTACTTCGTTCCCATTGCTGGTCGTAAAACTTAACTACACGCAGCTGACCGCTGCGGTTGGCGTGTAAGGAGGGCTGACACATGGCTATTTCACGCGCACAGGCCCTTAAAGAACTGCTTCCGGGCCTTAACGCCCTGTTCGGTCTTGAATACGGCAGATACGAAAACGAGCATGCTGAGTTTTATGAGACCGAGACTTCGGAGCGCAGCTTCGAAGAGGAAGTTAAGCTCAGCGGGTTTGGCGCAGCTCCGGTGAAACCGGAAGGCTCTGCCATCTCGTATGACAACGCACAGGAATCGTTCACCGCTCGTTACAATCACGAGACGGTGGCCATGGGCTTCTCGATCACCGAAGAAGCTATGGAAGACAACCTGTACGACTCGCTCTCGGCTCGCTATACCAAGGCGCTCGCTCGCGCCATGGCGTACACCAAGCAGGTCAAGGCGGCTTCGCTGCTGAATACGGGCTTTACGACCTTCACCTCGGGTGACGGCGTGACTCTGTTCAACAACGTGCACCCTACCGTTGCGGGCGGCACTAACGCCAACCGTCCTTCGGTTGACACCGACCTTAATGAGACCTCGCTGGAACAAGCGGTTATCGACATCGCCGCGTACAAAGACGAACGTGGTCTGTTGTACGCTGCCCGTCCGCGCAAGCTGATTGTTCCGCCGAGCCTGATGTTCGTTGCAACTCGTCTGCTGCAGACCGAGCTGCGTACCGGCACTGCCGATAACGACATCAACGCGCTTAACAACAACGGGTCCATCCCCGAGGGGTATCGCGTCAACCACTACCTGACGGATAATGACGCGTGGTACCTCACCACCGACATCACGAATGGTATGAAGCACTTCGTCCGCGTCGCTATGTCCACGTCAATGGATGGCGATTTTGATATCT